GTCTGCGACCCTGCAGGCGCGGCACGCTCTGCGCAGACGGGCATCGCAGACCTCGACGTCATCGCTCGCCATGCGCCGCACGGCCTCGGCATGGTGCCGCGCATTGAGCGCGACCCAGAACGACGCGACATCGTCGCAGGTTGCACGCGTGTCAACCTCGCATTGGAACGCGTCGCACTGACGATTGAGCGCACGATGTTCGACGCAGGGCTGCGCGCGCCTGCAGCTCGTCGCACGTTGGCGCGAGCGATGACGGGTTACAGGTGGGACGCGCGGCAGCCCGGGCGACCGGCAAAGGACGGGCATCATGACCACCACGCCGACGCGTTGCGCTACGCCGTGCGCGAGGTGCTGTGGACATTGCCCGACCCCGGCAGGCCTGCAGCGCAGCGACCGCCACGGGCGCGCGAGTTTGATGCGCCGTGGGGCGGCGACCGCTAGACACGCCGCGCGCCTGTGAGGTACTTCATCGGTGCGCGGTTGCCATAGTCCTTCGGGCCTATGGCTCGGCGAGTCAACCTGCCGGTGCGGGCGTTGCGAGTGGTTCGTGGCGGCGCATCGGCAGGGCTGACCGCGCACGAAACGGAGGGGTCTATGTTCGCTCTCGTCGTCAAGTTCTCAGTGCTTGCAATCCACATTTGCGGGGGCTCGCTGTGACCGCCATCGCAATCAAGGCGCTCGTGCTCTTCGGCTGCAACGGCGGCTTGTACGGGCTGCTCGGCTGACGTGGTGTGCAGTTCTGCTCGCGCATGTGGTAGCGTCTGCGCATGCCGCTTTCCGTGCGAGTGCAGAGCTACACCGCGCCAGACCCTGTCGACGGGCAGGGCATCGGCACGCCGTCGCTGCCAGTCAACGATGGCGAGCAGAACAAGCGGCTGATTGCACTCTCGCAGCGCATCGCCGACTACTCACGCGCTGAACGTCTCGCGCCCGTGCGCGTAGGTTGGCAGGCGTTGTCGGGTCTCGCAACTGCGGCGACGTGGGACGTGCAACCCGCGCCCGACTCCGATGCGTCGGCGGCAGCGGCAGACGTCGTGCGCCGCGTGCTCGGCCTCGGCGGGCACACTGCGCCCGTCATCGAGTGGGACGGGCGCGTGGTGTCTCTGCCGTCGTGGGAGTCACGCTTGCGCGACTTGCTGCGCGGCGCGTTGCTCGGGTTCTCGCTTGCCGAAATGGTCGCGTATCCATACGAGGGCACGACCTACGTCGACCTTGAACCGCGCGACCAGTCGAGCGTGCGTCAATGGGTCTACGACAACGCGGGCAGGCTCGTCGCTGTCGATCAGTGGCGCAGGCAACCGGGCGGCTTGTCGTCGGTTGGCTCGGTGCGGCTACCGTATGAGCGGCTGGTCCATCTCACGTACCCGTCGCCCGCGTATGGCGTCGAGGGTCTCGGCATCATGCGACACGTCGAGCCACTCGCGCGCGACTATGACCAGACGATGCGGTTGCGCGCCGTGATGATGGCGCGCACTGCGAGCCCGACGCCGACTGTGACAATCAACGCCGAGGCATATGGGCGCGAACTCGGCACGACGCCGAGCCCTGCGGACATCGCGACGGCGCGAGACGAACTGCTCGGCGTGCTGCGCAAGTGGACGGCGCACGAAGAGGCCGCGCTCATTCTGCCCTCGTGGGCGACACTTGACTGGCAAGGAAAGCCAGACGCTGCGCTGCCGACGAACGCGGTAATCAGCGACCTTGAGCGGCAGATCTTTCAGGCGTTCTACGTGCAGCACTTGACCGTCGGCAGCGCGTCAAGTTCGGGCGCATACGCGACCGCGCAGGTCCACGCTGAGCTTGCCGCGCAACTCGCGGGCGACCTCTGCCAATGGGTCGCAGAGGGGCTCGCAGGTTACGTGCGCCAGATTGTCGCGCTGAATGTAGGGCCGCTGCCGCTGCGCGACTTGCCGCGCCTGACGTATGCGGGCATCCGTTCTCCTCTGTGGGTTGAGCGTGTCGCTGATGTCGTGTCGCTCCTGTCGAATGGCGTGCTCACGCCAAGCGCAGACGACGAGCGTGCGATGCGTGCGGCGCTTGAGCTGCCCGCGCCGACTGCGGCTGCAGAGTCACGCGGCGAGCGTGCGCGTGTCGCTGGTACGGTCGCGCAGGTCGAGCGCGCAAGCGCGCTGCCCGGAGGTCTGTGATGCCGCTGTTGACGCAAGAGGAACTCACGCCGCCCGACGCAGTGCGCGACGCTGCGCGCAAGGGTGTCGAGTTGCACGAGGCGGGCAAGAGCGGCGACGGCATCAAGCCCGAGACCGTGCGCCGCGCGAACTCGATTGCAGCGGGCGAACCGCAGAGCGAAGAGTGGGCGACCGTCGAGGCGCCCGCATGGTTTGCGCGACACGAGAGTGACTTTGAGCGCGGCGAAGATGACCGCGCAGGCGAAGAGTCGCCGGGCTATGTTGCGTGGTTACTGTGGGGCGGAGACCCCGGGCGCAAGTGGGTCGAGCAGTTGCGCGATGAAGCGGCAGAGCGGAGGTCTGAGGAAATGGACGACGAGCAAGAGGCGCGCACGTCTGCAGGCGTTGCGGCGCTCGCGGTTGAACCGTCGTTCGTTGCGCAGTTGTCGCGCGAGCGGTCTGCACGCGCAGCCCTGCCGGGCGCCGTGGGCGTCGTGCATCTAGAGGGCGGTCTCTACCCCTACGACTACCACGCCGCGCGCCTTGAACTGCGCGCTGCGGCGTTGCAAGGCGAGCCCGTCGTGGTGCTGCAGGTCGACTCGCCGGGCGGTTACGTTGCGGGTGTGCGCGAGACCTGCCGCGCGATTGCGCAGGCGCAGAGCAAGGGCATCTACGTCGTCGCGTATGTGAGCGGCATGGCGTGCTCTGCCGCGCTATGGGTTGCGTCTGCCGCCGACGAGATTGTGCTTTCGCCTCTCGCGCAGGTCGGCAGCGTTGGCGTCGTCGTGACGCTTGCGCAGACTGATGACGACGTGGTTGAGGTCGTGAGTTCGCAGACGCCACGCAAACGGCAGCAACTCGGCGATGGCGATTACATGACGGCACTGCAGGCGCGCGTTGACAAGCTCGCGCAGGTCATGCTCGACGACATCGCGGGCGACCGTGGCGTGCCTGCTGATGCGCTTGGCGGTGGCTCGACGTTCAGCGCGGACGACGCAGTTGCGCGCGGCATGGCTGACCGCATCGCAAGCGATGACGACGATTGGCTTTTCCTCGGCGGGTCTATGCCCGCGAACTACAAGCGCAGAGTCCGGTCCGCCTCGGCTTCTGCGTCTACAAATGGCGGCGACATGGAGGCGCTCGACATGAGCGAGCAGAACACGACGGCGCAGACCGTCGATGCGGCGCAGGTCGATGCGCTGCGGAGTGAGTTGGACGCGGTGCGCGCGCAGCTCGATGCGGCGCGTGCCGACATCGTGCGACGTGACGCCGCTGCCGTGGTCGAGCAGGCGATTGCGGAGACCCGTATCGCGCAGGGCTCGCGTGATGCGTGGGTCGCGCGCGCTGAGCGGCTCGGCGTCGACGAGGTCCGGGCGATGCTCGCGGACCTGCCCGTCATGGCGCAGGTTGGAATCGCCACGGGGCACGGCGCAACGGCTGACATCGAGCGCAACAATGACCCGCGCGCCGTCGAGGTTGAGCGGGCGAATCAACTGCTGGCGCGCTTCCGCGCCGTCAAGGGGGCTTGAACATGGCGAGCATTCACGGTCAAGGCAACGTCATCACGGCCAAGCTCACGGCGGCGGTGACGCGTGGGCGCATCGTGCGCACGTCGGGCGCGTTCAGCGGTGGCATCCCTGTCGTGCTGCAGTCGACCGACCCGCTCACGGCGACGGGTCACAACAACATCGGCGTCGCTCTGTCGAGCGGTGTCGCGGGCGACCTCATCGACGTGCAGATTGACGGCATCTGCTCGTTCGCCATCGCCGCAGGTTCGCTCACTCCGGGCGCGCTCGTGACGACTGAGGCTGCGGGCAAGGTCGCTGCCGCCATCGCGGGCGACACGACGGTTGGGCGATTCATCAGCGGCAAGGACGCTGACGGTTCGTCGAACAACAACGAGGAATGCATCATCCACCTCGGCATCAGCCGAGCCCTCTGAGATAGGAGCGAACCACAATGAGCGCACAATCTCTCTCGCAGCTCGCGCCAATCAGCCCGCTCCTGTCCGGTGCGGCCATCGGTGCGGCGCAGTCTCTCGCGGACCTCGTGTTCCCCCGTCTGCCCATTCAGCCTGTCGCGCCTTCGGCGTTCAAGGGCACCGTGTTCGTCGAGTCGAGCACGTCGTACATGGGCAGCCCGCAGGTCGTGCAGACGGCCCTCGGCGCTGACTACCCGCGCGCTGCTATGGGCAGCCCGACCACGGTCAACTACGAGTGCGTCGAGTACAAGCTCGCCAGCGAAATCATCCCGCAGAAGCTGATTCAGCGGTCGCAGTTCCCGACCCCGCTTGAGCAGCGGCAGGCGTCCGGCCTCGGTCGCAAGCTCGCGCTCGACATGGAGGCGCGCGCGGCTGCTCTGTTCTTCGGCACGGGCAACTGGAGCAACGCGGCGCTTGCCGCTGTGCCCGGCACGGGTTCGCAGTGGAACGTGACCGTGTCTGCGACGCCGATGGAGGACCTGAACGCGCTCAAGATTATCGCGCGCGAGCAGGGCTACGGTC